CTTGACACAATCTTAACCTTGTGTTAAACTAAATAATAACGCTACAAAGGACTCGAAAGATCGTAACCCTTTGCGTATGTCAAATGATCCCATGTCGGGGATCTATCATCCGCAAGGGATTTTTATTGCCCTATGCGAGATACAATAAAAACAAAATGATCAAATCAACAATCGCTGCAGTAGCAGCATCTCCATTCCTATTCGCTGGTGCAGCTTTTGCTGGTCCATACGTTAACTTGGAAGCAACAGGTTCATATCCAGACGGAACATATACATCTGGTGGACTAGAAGCAGTCGTTGGATACGAAGGCGAAACACCTGGTGGACTTGGATGGTACGTATCTGGTGGTCCTACAGTGACTCACACAGAATCATCTGATGAGTTCGGTGACGTTGAACTAATAGGATACCTTGGTGGTTCTTATGGTAAGTTCTACGGAGAAGTTTCTGGTGTAACAACAGCAGCAGATGACATCGACTTCGGTGCAAAAGCAGGCGTTAAGTTCACTTTCTAAGTCATACTTGACCAACTTGAGACCTCTACATAGTAGGGGTCTTTTTTATGTAATGAATTTACTTAAGCATCCGTTGTTTCAGATCAATATGATATTGATTTGCTCTCTTGTCTTCATAGAGATATTACACATTTCCTATCACAAGACAGCACCACCTTGTCCTGTAGAGCAAATGGAAGATGATTGGTAGTATATATACTGTTAGTAATTGCTAACATTATGGATCAAGATGAAGCGATGTTTGGTACAGAACCCAAACCAAAGAAGAAAATAAATTTGACCAAGTGGTTTGCCCTAGGTGTGGGTGGACTGGTTGGTCTTTCTCATATTGGTATGATTGGCATGGTTGCCAATAGGAAGGATGGACTACCTAAGTTAGACATACCAGTAACACCTTACACATCCTACGTAGTTCAAGCAGATAAAGAAGGATATAAGATCAGTTATACTGCTAACGATCCAAAGACAGCGTACATAACTAAAGACATCAAAGAGAAGGGTGGTTTCTTAGGACTAGCAAACAATACAACAAAGGTTGTTGAAGAATACTTCATGGATGGTCAGATCAACCAAGGTGGTGCAGTATCGAATCATAGATCATGGTTAGATGGACAACCAGGTTTAACACAAGGTGAAGCAACAAAGATAACTGCTGCCCGAAAAAGTGAAGCCTGTATCAAAGCCATCGGAAGTGCAGAAGGTACAGGTCGTCTCGTGGGTACAAGTATTGGTGCTAGTGCTGCCCCTGCTCTTAGTGGTATCCCCTTTGTTGGTTGGGTCGCTGCTGGTTGGGTGGCAATGTTTGGTGGTAATCAAGGAGCTGATATAGGCGGTACCATGGCAGAAGACATCAATAAGAACTGTTGACACCTCAGAAATAATATAGTATACTGACCTCAGGCAATTCGACTTTTTGATCACCAGAAAGTCGGAAAAAAAATTCGGGAAATTTTTCTCTAAATAGGTTTTTTAAAGGGTTATGAACTTTACTGTATATTCAAAGGAAGGGTGCCCTTATTGCACTAAAATCGTTGAAATACTAACATTAAAAAAATTCAAGTATGTAGAATATAAACTAAATGAGCATTTTGACAGATTTGCCTTCACTGAAGAATTTGGAGGAGATGCAACATTTCCCCAAGTTATGATTAACGGACAAAAAATGGGTGGATGTACTGAAACTGTTAAATACCTCCGAGAACACAACATGGTCTAATGGATAAAGAGGACGTACTTATTGACATCGTAGAAAAAGTTGTCAATGACGCAATGTTTGCACACAAGCACACTTTCAAAATGTACGACTATTTGATTCATAATGATTTGACAAAACGTGATGTAGTAGATTTCCTAGAGTGTGGAACTGCTAAAAACATCCAAATAACACTTGAAGACCTCGACCTCTTAATTGAGGGGGGTCGTTCTGATATTAAGGAAGCATATCCAAATTGGAAGAAATCCGAAGCGAGAAAAATCAGAAAATATTTAAAATCAATTCTTAGTGATGCTGAAAAATACAAAAATAAAAAGTCCAGACGAGTACGCTCTAAATAGGGGTATAGAGATAATGTTGCCGAGAAGGAGGATCGTACAAGCAAGTTGGATAGATCGTACCTTTCGCTTACTAGACCGTTTGGTACGTATTAGAATTGACATACGTAAGGAGAAACTAAATGGAAACTAGTGTAATACTATTCTTTTCTGGAATAGGAATATTCTTAGCTCTTTTATTAGGAGGGGTTATAGGGTGGCAATATCACGAGGCTGTGGCGAAGCATACATATAAGAGACAACTAGATAATTTACATCCTGAGTTCCTCGATGGCGGTGGATCATATGTAAATGAAGAACTTCTCGCTGTCAGATTTGCAGATCCTGATGATCTACTTGACGATGACGATGAGGTGTGATATAATACTAAAAAAGTGACTTGATATGGCAGCAAGAAAATTACCAAATGATGCACTGATAACAGAAATCCTTCAAAAAGTCTCCTCAGCGAAGACTAAGAAGGAGAAAGTAGATTTACTCCAAGAGTATAATCAAGATGCGTTACGTGCAATTTTAATCATCAATTTTGATGAAACATTAAAATTTCTCCTACCAGACGGAGAAGTACCATTCAATGCTAATGATGCACCTGCAGGTACAGAGCATACTCGTTTAACACATGAGTATAAGGGTCTGTATAGGTTCTTCAAAGGTGGAGACAGTTCTATTAAAGGAATGAAGAGAGAACAACTCTTTGTACAGTTATTAGAAGGACTTCATGAAGATGAAGCAAACCTTTTAGTAAGTGCCTGTAATAAGGATATACAAGCAAAGTATAGAATTACTAAGCAAGTGGTATCCGATGCATTCCCATCTATAGTCTGGGGCAACAGGTCGTGATCTGGAACAGTAATGAAGAGATAGCACAGATTAAAGATAAGTACACTATTGTTCTTTTACATAGTGCATGTGAAAAGTCTGCTGCTATGAATAAGAAACTCCCAACAAATGCATGTATAGTCCATTACCTAGCCATGAAGAAGGGAGAAGAGCATTACTCTGATCATTATGATATAGTAATGGGTAGTAAAGTAAGTATTTTCGATTGTTACTATGACAAACTCGGATCAAAACACCTCAAAGACATCGGATTCTGCGGAGGGACAATTTCTCCAGGAAATTTCAATACCAAAGCATATCTCTCAGCAAGCAAATGATCTCTTTAAACAAAAGAAGGAGAAACAGGAAGACTTTCTGTTTGAGGCCGACCCTAAGGGTCAAAACATTGATGAATTAGCGGATAATCTTTTTGAAGCATTATATGATCACACAAATAATAAATAGTGATATAGACCTACTAGATCTCTTAAGAGAATACGAACGTATTGCCAATGGCACTGGGGAAACTCAGACGATGCGTTCATTTTTGCTCTTCTGGAATCAATATCCTGTGGGATCTAAAGAGGTAGTAAACGAATGGATAGGTTTCAAAACCCATCATGAAAGACAAAAAAGCAGCAAAAAAATTAATAAAAAGAGCTAAACTACATCCTGAGTGGTATACCAAGCAAGAAGCATGGTATGCTAAAATGATTAAAAAACAACATGAACGTAAAATTGATGAGCGTGACCCCAGACGCAGAAAAGACGATGGGGTACGTAGCGAGAGTGAGCAATCCGAACAACCAAGGAAATCCAGCAGTAGCTGGTTTACTAGGCTATTGCATAAAGCACGGTCACTGGTCAGTTTTTGAGCAAGCACACATGACAGTGGAGATTGAGACTACTCGTGGTCTCGCTGCACAGATATTAAGACATAGATCATTTACGTTTCAAGAGTTCTCACAAAGATATGCTGACACTAATCTGTTAGCAGAAGAGATACCCATGTTCGATCTTCGTAGTCAAGATTTAAAAAATAGACAGAACAGTATAGACGATGTACCGAAGAACAAAAAAGCAGATCTCCAATACAAGATTGCTGAACATTTTGTTGAAGCGATGGATCTATACAACGAACTCCTCGCTTCGGGTATTGCGAAGGAATGTGCGAGATTTGTTCTCCCGTTAGCGACACCTACAAGACTGTATATGACAGGCAGTGTTCGGTCATGGATCCACTATATAGAATTAAGATCCGCACACGGAACACAAAAAGAACATATGGACGTAGTACATGAAGTCAGGCAGATTTTTAAACAACAGTTTCCTATCTGCACCAACGCTTTAAATTGGGAGTATAAGTAATGCCAATGTATTCAGTGAAACACCTTAAAACAGGTGAGCAAAAGGAAATGACTATGACCATTTCCCAATATGAGGAATGGAGGAAAGATAATCCCGATTGGGATAAAGACTGGATGGCAGGTGTTGCCACTGCAGTCAGTGGGGTAGGTGACTACCAAAACAAACTTCCTCAAGGTTTCAAAGATCGTTTAAATAACGTCAAGAAACATCACCCATACGCTAAGTTCGACAAAATCTAAATGCCTGTAAAAAGTAAGAAGCAACCAACACTTGTTGGTCTATCCACTAGACAAATGAGAAGAAAACCGATCGGTACAGAACATCTAATAGATATCAAACCTCTCACTGATAATCAGGAGAAGGTGTTTGAAGCATGGGATAAATCTAAAAACTTATTCTTATTTGGATGTGCTGGTACTGGTAAATCATTTATTACCATTTATCTTGCACTTCGTGATATACTAGATGAGAAGACACCATATGATAAACTCTATATTGTCAGGTCATTAGTACCTACAAGGGAGATTGGTTTCTTACCAGGTGACCATGAGGATAAAGCAAACCTCTATCAGATACCATATAAGAACATGGTTAGGTTCATGTTCAATATGCCTGATGACCCATCATTTGAAATGCTCTATGCTAATTTAAAACAGCAAGACACTATATCATTTTGGTCTACAAGTTTCATCCGTGGAACTACCATAGATAACAGTATAGTCTTAGTGGATGAATCAGAGAACCTAAACTTCCACGAACTTGACTCCATAATCACACGTCTAGGAGTTAACAGTAAGATTGTATTTGCAGGAGACGCTGCACAAACTGACTTGACAAAAGCCCATGAGAAAACTGGTATCATGGACTTTAAAAAGATTATTGATGACATGGATGAATTCGAGGGTATCGAATTCGGTATTGATGACATCGTTAGATCTGGTCTAGTCAAATCCTATTTGATTAGTAAGATGAACCTTGGACTTTAAACATTTAAACATACATAACTTTCCAGAGTTAAAAGCAACAACAACTACAAAGGGTAGGAGGTATCGTGTTGAAGATACTTTCTACCCTTCTGTTACGACTGTGATAGGGCATTCTAAAAAGAAGTCTATCATGGAGTGGAGAAACAGGGTAGGTGAAGAGGAAGCAAATAGGGTTACTAAACGTGCTACAACTCGTGGTAATAAGTGCCACAAACTTGCGGAGTTGTATCTTGAAAACAAAGATATAAGCAAATATAAGGATGATCCACTATCCATGGGTATGTTTTATCAGATCAAACCCCACATAGATAGTATCAACAATATACATGCAATAGAAGCACCTTTATCCAGTAAGTTGCTGAAGTTAGCAGGTCGAGTGGATTGTATTGCGGAGTATAAGGGAGAACTTGCGATAATAGATTTCAAAACCAGTACAAAG